CGCAATCTGCACCTAGTTTGTTTGCCGTTACCGCGCCGTTTAGAATTTTTGCTTCCTCCACTGCGTTGCTTGCAAGTTGCGTTGCAGTAATGCCTCCGCTTTTGACGATGATTGCCTCGCTTGAAATGGCAGTAGTTGAGTCGTCTACGGCGTTGCTTGTGAACTTAAGATTTGTCTGCGCTAGGTTCAGTTTGCTTGCGGTAACCTGTTCATCTTCGGTAAAGGTTTCGCCGGCTGTAAATTGGTCTGCCATCGGTCTATGTCGTTGAGGTTGGTTTGTTAAAAGTAGATGTAGCGCGGACGCCTACAGCTCGGAGCTCTGGTCGTCCTGCGCTCGGAGTCCAGTCAATCTGTGCAGCGTATCCACGAGGGTTTCCGGCCCTGGCGCGAATGGAGGCGCCTTCGCCAGCGTCTAAAAACGATCCCAACCTTTCGTCAATATCGCCCAAGGCTACTGTCTCGTCTGGGTCTTCGGTAATGATTTTGAGATCCCCGTTGCTGGCATGTTCAGCGTCGCTGGCAATATGCGCTTCAACGTGGTTAAACCTTTTCCGCTCGATCGTGCCGTGCGTGTAGGCTCTTGTCCGTAGCTGCGAATCAATCTTGAAAACAGTCAGAGCACTGGTTCCTGAGCTTGTAGCCAGCGAATCTTCTGCTGCTCCTGTTTGCGTAATCTTGTGAACGCCGCCTTCACTTGTCACGGCGTAGAGCTCATTAATTTTTCCAGACCGAGCAGGAATAAGATCAATGATGCCCCAGGTATCTGATCCCGTGGTGTCAATGGACTCCCATCCGTTGTTTAAATACGAGTAAACAAAAAGCTCATTGTTTACTGTGCTGTTGCCGGTTGGCACCGCGAGCCAGTAGCGGTTGTCGTGATAGACTGCCACCGCCTTGTCTGCGTAAGCTGAATTGATGCGCCGGATGTCAGGGTCAATGGCCTCACTTAGCGGCTGCTCTGTGCCTCGCAAATTAAGAGCATCGACAAACGAGATAGCGTAGACGCCTGCATCGGAGAGAAACAATACCTGGTTTGCATAAGTGACTACGCTTTTTCTGGCAATGCATCCTATCTCGGAGGTTAGCATTTGCGTTGTCAGGTCTGACAAGCTGCCTGAGCATCCACGCACCTGGTGGATTGAGTTGCGGTTAAAAATAATCAGACGGTCGTCGTCAAACGGGTGCGCCTCTACAATAAAATCCGCAACGCCGGCTGTAATCTTGAGCTGGTTTTGGATTGGGTCAAAGGTGTCGTGGTCAAGGATGTCCGAGGCAATGAGCTCGTCATAGACCGCCGGAGATCGACGCGAAGGAGACGCCGCGCTGTCATGGGTAAATGGGCACCATACACGGCGCTGATGATACGTTCCCCAGGCAACAGCCGGGTGATGAATAAACCCGCCTCCTACGCTGACCTTTTTCCGGACAACTACTGTGTCTCCTGACCCCGTGTTGTCCACTTCAGCAAAAAAGACAAACGTGTTGTTGTCCACTTTAGTGATAATAAACTCATCGCCTACGGTCAGGCCCGTGCCGGCTTTGTCGCGGATTGTGATCTTGTCGCTTGTTTCAAACCCGTGTCCGGTAACAGCCATAGACACCTTGCCGTCAACTGTAATGGTGGCAGTGCCACTTTTCTCAGTCGGTTGAGTGTAGGCGCCTGAAGACACCTTGGTAAATGCTGGCGTTCCGCCAAAGCCAGTGCCCGCATCGTCTGGATCAAATTTTAACGGTGTTGAGCCGGCCTCTCGCAACATGACCACATCAAACTCCTGCTGCAACTGGGCATCACTGCTTACGCTCACTCCTGCAGGGTAAGCAATTGTGGTAGTAGCCAGGGTGTCCAGTTTTACTGCCGTAGCACCCTGGTTGTTGGCGATAACAATGTAGTCTTCGTTGTCGCTGGCTGGATTGCTAAACCTGCAAGATCCGAAAATAGCATTAATTCCTCCAGAAAGCTTGAACGAACCTACAACTTCGTCAGCGGTGACGTTGTAAGTTTCGTCACCTCCGGTAAGTGGGAATTGAAACTTGGTGCTGTTAACGTAAGTGGCAATACGGTTTCCGGTCGGGTCGGTTGTTGCTCCGGAAAATGTGCCAGAAATATTGACCAGCACTTTCATGCCAGGGTTGGACCCAATCCAGTCAGATGCTGTAGTTACGGTCACCACATTGCTGGCGAGAACCATCGCCGTGATGTCTACGCTCCCAATAAGAAACAACGCGCCCTGGCTGGCGTCACCGGTCGCTTTTAAGGTCGGCAACACTACACTCGTCGTAAGAGTGCCGGAGACATTTTTGTAACCTTCTCTGACTTTAGCCGCGCCAGCTTCGTCAAAGCGCATATTCCGGCTTATCGCTACATCGCCTTCTTTCAGTTGAGAAGGTCGCAAGCGAGAAACCAGAGCGCGAAAGCCCGAATCCCCGTCACCAAGAATGGGGCTGTCGAGAGGCATTTACCGAAAATAAGCGATAACGGATCCTGACGCTAAAGTGATCTGCTCAAAGCTTCCCTCAATTGAGTGACCTGCTCCGATGGTAAGATCCACATCAAAATCCGCTATATTGGAAATTGTTCCGGAGCTGCTAATTACTGCAGCCGCATCATTGACGGCCTTAATACTCATAAACGTCCCCTCGGAGTGAGCTGCCGTGTCGTTAATTAAAACGCCACCCTGCCCTCCGGTAAGGCTGTAAGCTGTATGTCCTTGAGCCATGTCGCTATATTAGTTGAAGCAGTCCAAACTAGTAGGTCATGCGCTTAGGCGCCCTTTTGCGTTTGGCTACTTTCTTTTTCTTTCCGGCTTTTGCTTTTGGCCCGAACAAGCCCGCCAAGGCGGATCCTTTTGCTTTTGAATAATTTGGCATTTTTACATGTGTGTGGTTTGCCGTGCCTGGTCGCTTCCATGCGTCCGGACTCGGTGGTTAACGAATTGGTGCGCCCGGTTCCGATCTATCCTCTCAAGCTCTATCTGCAGCGCTTTGGCCGCTCTGGCTTCCATTGCCAAGGATTTTTCTACGAACCCGTCACTTGCCAGCATGTCGGCAAATACGCCTAGAGCAATGTAGTCTTTCCACTCCAGGGGAATGGTTGTGGTATCACCTACTTGGTCGCCATAAACTTCTGTCAGTTGGCGTTTGTAAGTAAGAAAAACAACCGGGAAAGAGACCTTAGCATTTGCTAGCGATGAAGCGTTGGTGGTGATTGAAAAAGCGTGCCCAATAACAGCTAGGTGGGCTTCTGGGCTAGTGTCTGCCTGCGTTACCGCTGTAAGCGTGAATGTGTCGTTACACAATTCGTTTGCCGTTGCGGAATTTGTGACAACCCCTTCCACCTTAACGGTTCCACCAACGATTGCGTCGGTCTTGTTTGTTAAGGTCAATAAAGCTGATCCAAAACCGGACGCCCAGGTCAAAGGGGTTTGGCTCGCCCCATAAGTAACCTTGTATCCTGGGAGCTCAACTCCGTCCTTTCCCATAAACACCTCAAACTCTCGGGCACTGTTGATGGCAAACGGGTTTTGGTCATGCGCTCGGAGCACGGTATCAATATCGCCGGCCTGTATGTTTGTAACGTCCGTTGTGGCAGAGGTAGTGCCGGCAAATGGCACAAACAAGCGCGTAGGGTCTGAGTCGTTTACAACTCGCTCCTCCCCGGTAACAAGGAACTGATCCCAAAGATCTGATTCCCGGTATGCAGACCGAGCTCGGGCGTTGACTAAGTGCCTGACGCGGGTCTTCTCAATGTCGATAAGGTTGGCGCCGTGATAGCTTTCTATCAGCGAGAGCAGGTTAGCGTATGTCTCTGTCTGAGCCATTAGGAGTTGGATTTGAGATGCGGATTTCTTTTTAAGTAGTCTCTCTTAAATTCTTCATCTTGCCAGCAGCCGGGCCGTGATGTGGCAAAGGCAAAATACTCGTCAGCGGGGATCTCCGCTTTGTGCTGCAGCCATTTTTGTTTTTTGAAACGCACATCTTCTTTCATAGCCCGCGCTTCCGCTGCTGCAGCTTGGTTAGACTTGCGCTCGTTGGCCGCTAATTGCTGCGCTCCCTGGCTGACTGCCTGATGCATGTTGCGGTAAAGACCCTCCATGTTCAGGTCTTCGTCCCGTGTATTTTTCAAAGCCTCTTGCTGGCGGATGTAAGCGTCTCTGCGCTCCAGCAATTGCCCTCCTCTGCGAAGCTCACCTTCTTGAGCTCGCGTCAAATGTTCTACTACCTCAATCATTGTTAAGAAGACGCCCCAGCCAGGAAAGATAAAGAAAACCTGACTGGGGCGCTTGGTTTGGACGAACCAAACTGTTATGCGGCCTCTGGGTTCAGGCGCTTCATATCAACGTAAATTCGGACTTTGCCGGCATCTAACTCTGACAAGTTTGCTCCAGTTGCCGTAAACAATACATCAATTGTATCGGCTGAAGTGTAGAGCTTGCCTTGCTGCTCAGTTCCGGTGCCACCGTCCAAGTAAGCTCCCACGCCATTGTGGTAGATCACCTCAGTTGCATCTACGTGGATTTCTTGATCATCGACGAATCCGTCAGCATCGCTGCCGTCACCAACGTCAATTTTAAGACTGCTTGTTGAGCCGCCATCAAATGCTTCTTCCAAGTAAAACCCAACGGCCCGAACAACGCCACCAGCAGGTATTGCCAGGGTCACAGTTTGAGTTGTTGAGCTTGCGGTCAGGTCGCCGTGCTTGACGACGAGCACATCGGAATATCCGTTGCTAATTTCGTTATTTGCTACTCTAGCCATAATTTTTTCTTTCTATCAATTAAGGTTAGCTACGAGCTTCGTCGATTGATGCGTGAGCACGCGGATCGTGACAGGCGAGCGTACCCCACATTTCACAATAACCTCTGGCCCCACCGCCCTGGTCTTCCAGAGCTACTTGCTTGGCTGGGATCAAGGTCGCAAAGCTTGCGTGATCCAAGTTAACGGCAAGAGCACGGTCGTGGAAGGTTGTGTCTGGGCTGCAATCGGGGTTGCTGTTTACAATCGAGATAGAACCAAAGTCCGACTCGTAGAGACTGACAGACAGAGTCACGGTCTTCCCGGTTCCAGATACACTGTATCGGGTAGATGTGGAGCTGGAAGCAGTCCGCATGAAGTTGGAAATGCTGTCCCGCACCTGAGTATCTGCAATCAAAGTCACGTTGCTGAGATTGCCGCTTACGTTAAACATGCTAGCCAGAGCAGCCGAAAGCTTTGCTTCGGTCACTGCAGCGTTGGACATGGTAATAACTTGATCGGCTGGGGTCCGGTATGTGGTCGGCACATCGGAAGGGCCAGAAGCGTCGAGCCAGTCGTTAAATCCGCGCATAAGAGCAGCAGACGATCCGGAGCCTACGGTCTTATCATTAGCCGAAAAGACTGCAGCTTCTCCGTCACGCTTGAGCTCGCGCAAACACTTAACCTTGGCAGCAGCGGCTCCCGCAGGACCAACACCGTCAACAGCTTCCTGAACCTGGCTGACCTGGTAATCGCGCCGGAAACCCTGCACAACATTGGACAGTCTTGCCCGGTTCTCAAACTTATCGCTGAAGCTTGTGGTGTCAGCGCCCTCGATGAGTCCGCTAGAACCGTCTGCGGCTGCAAGGCCGTCTACGGTCCACTCGTGCGAGGTGGACCTCGCCTTGGTCTTACCTAACAGACTGAGTAGGGGCGTTGAAACAGGGTCGAGCTGAGTGAGGATGTTTGTAAGATCCTCTCTGTTGCTGACCGCTGCTCCCGTCCCAGGCGCTGCAGGATTGTCATAACTAGCACTAAATGCCATCTGTCTAATTCCTTTCTTTCTGGTTGTTATTAAGATTGAAGAGCGAGGATTTCCTCCAAGACATGGTAGTCGCCACTCTCTTCGTATTGGGCCTCAAGGGCCTGCAATCCGGGAGGCGTAGCAGTTGCCTGTTTTGCCGGAGCGGCAGCGGTTGCGCTGGGGTTGGCTGGGGGCCGCATCCTGTTCTGCTTGGCAGTTGGGGGCGCTGCTTTCCCGGCTTTCTTCAGCTCTGACCGGTGGATTGAGTCTGCCGCGTGCGCGAGCACTAACGGAATCTCAGGAAAACTATCCTTCAACGCAGCCAGTCCAGGGTGGTTCATCACTCCTTCGTAGCGTTGTCTGACGGGACTGCTTTCATCCTTCATCCACGAAAACTCTTCCTCGGCAAGCTGTCGCGCTTGCTGACGTTGCATCGATACTACTTGCTTCCCTTGGAGCTCGTTGAATCGATTAACGAGGTGTGTTTTACGTGCTTTCCTGGCATTGCGTAGCAGTGAGCGAATTTCCGTCTTGGTGTATTCCTTTTCTCCTTCCTGATGGATGATCGAGTCGCCTGTTTCATCCTCATTGTCGTCTAAAAGGTCCTCAGCCCACTCAATCATGTCGTCAACGTCAGCAGCTTTTTGCTGCAATTCCTCAACGGTATCGACTGAGCTATATGGATTCTTCGCAGGGTCAGAAGGCCGTTCAAACGGGTCTTCTTTCTGCTCTGGCTCTTGATCCAACTGGGCTCGCAGCTCGCTTCTTTCCTTAATCAGCCCAGCGATGCGGTCTGCACCACGAGAGTTAAGATGTTCAGCTATGTGCTGCCAGCCGTCTTCATCAAGATCGTCCAGAAAACGTCCGGCTAACTCCGAGTCGTCTGCATAGTCGGGGTCGGTATCCTCAAATTCTTCCTCGATCTCTGCTTCTTCCTCTGGAGCCTGGGCCAGAAGTTGAGCAACTTCCTCTGGGGAGAGGTTGTCGTCCTCTTCTGTATGTAGCGTGTCATTTTCTGCGGCAGACACGATCTCCGCGTTGTCTTGGTCTGTCATTTTGCGTTCTCTCTGCGCCTGAACGGTTGCGAGTCTTTAAAATACTTTGTGCTGTCCAAACCTAGTCGGCAAAAAGATGGGCAAGGGTATCAAGCACCTCAATTCGCCCTACTCCCTTCCACACTTCTCGCTCTTCTGATGAATCCGAAAGGGTCGCCACTGCGGTCTCTCGGCGTTGTATTAGCTCACGAGCCATGATCTTGGCCATGTGCGTGGCTTTCAGGTATGTAATGACCTCTTCAAAGGTCTGCTCTTTTTCCATAATTATCCTTCAGCCATAGCTTGAAACTGCGCTGGCTCTGTTCCGATTCGTCCTATCTGAGCGTTTTCCTGTTGCTGCATCGCAAACTGGTATTGCTCCATGTATTTCTGCAGTCGGGCGGCAAAGGCTTC